CTGCTCAAATTCTTGAAGGCTTATTTTTAATTTTGCAGATGTATTTTTAATAACTGCAAAGTCAACTGCAATCGGCAATTCTTGATTATTGTATTTTATGTAGTTCATGTTCTATAAATAAAAAAAGAACCAGAGCGATACGGATATAAATGGCAAGTTAACTACCGTTGTTCGCCCCAATTCTTTAAATTTTTTAAGATGATTTTTTACTTGCCATTTTATCACCATCTATACGTAAGTGTTAGGTGGTTGATTTTGTAAGGTCACTCGTCCCTGTAATCTCCAAGGTGAACGTCAGCGGTTGACCTGCACTTGAAGTTACTTCATAAGAAGTCAATAAACAGTTACCAGTCTGGTATATGCCCGTAGCTAATTTGAAGATTGCCTTCAAATCTGTCTTACGTTGCTTTATCAGCTCTAGTAATTGATCACCACCGTAACCACCGGTAACGCGTGTCTCTCCTGATTGTGGGTGTGTAGTATCACCACTAAGACGTGTGAATACACCACCAGCCGAAGCAGTCCAACTTTTGAAGGTTGGAGCGATTAATTTTGAAAAGTTGTTGTCGAAAACTAAAAGTTCTTCTGTTTCAACGGAGTACGTAATTGAAATATCTGTCAGGCCTAATAATACGTTACCAGTTGTCCCGGTAGTTAATACTAAAAATCCTGATTCGAAGTATCTAACATCACTACTAATCATGTTGTTTTTAAAAATTGTTTTAAATAATATTATTTGTAATTATAAATACTTACTTAACCTCGAATTGCAAGTACTCTGTGAAAATATTCAATTCGCTATCGAAAAATAGTTCTTCGTCAATAAGCGTTACCATGTTCCCAACCGTGTACATTTTAGATTTAATTCGGTCGGAATAGTCGGAAAAATCTTTGCTGGTTGGAGCGTTCAATTTTATGCGTAAAGTATATGCCTTAATTGCTTCTTTACTATCAAAAGTGTTTAGATTGTCTGTGTTATTTATCTCGTACACGCATGTTACTCGTTTCAAAAGTTCTTCATTTGGAAGGTAAAGAAAGTATACATCCACCGTTGTCCCGGACAGGGCTTCTTTTAAAGAGGAATAAATAGTATCTTGAAGTATCTTATTCATTAATTATAAATACTTCAATATGTGTGAACTTGAAACTGGTCGCCCCGTGAAATTTAAATTTGGGGATGATTTAGAAAAATGGGGAGTACTGGAAGGTATCTATGAGGATGAGGAAACCGGATATAATTCCTATTCTGTCAAAGACGAGAATAATGTAACTATTTTGTTCACCGACAAAAATTCCCTAAGATGTATTTGTAAGTCCTGTGAGTTTAAAAAAATATATGAGTTATTAAATGATTGAAAGATTTATTTCTTCGTTGCGTTAATCACTTTGCGTACTTGTTTGCGGATTGCCTTATTTAACAATTTCAAATAGTTATCTGATAGATATTTTACTGCTTTTGGTACTGCACGGTCGTAAGCAGCTTCAATAAAAGGTTTTCTATTTATAGTACCTCTATTAGCTTTCTTCTTATACTTACCCTTTCCTTTGGTATAGCGAACTTTAGTACCTCTCTCAATAAGTTTTACATACCAAGCACGTTTATTGAAACCCACATAAACACCGGATTTACTTTCTGATTTCGTTACAATAGTATTATTTTCTGCCTTATTCTTTGAAGACTTGTCGTTGTTTCCAACAGGTACGGATTGTTGTAGTTCTTTTTGAACTATTTTCCCTGCTGCCTTATTCAAATCAAATTGAATCTTATCTGTAAATTCTTTTGGAATATCAGCAAGCATTTTTTGCACCTCTTTGATGCCTAGTATTTCGAATTTTATTTGATTTCCCATAGTTATTTAACAGCGATACAATCAATAACGGTAGCTTGATTGCGTTGAATGTGTGTGAAATTACTTATTTCATAGTCTTGACAATTGTATTCGATACGAATGCCTTTTTTACACGCAGGGAAATATCTCATATAGAATGAAATCGAGTCACTATACACGTTGCCCGGTAAATTATTAAATGACGTATTACCCCTTTGTGTGGTTATTGAAGCGTATAAAGTAGCGATAGTCTTGTACGTTTCGATCGCTTCGCCATAAGTTGTTGCACTTACTGTATACAGCTCCTTTGCCTTGATCAATTCGGTTAGTTTATTCGTTTGAATCATTCTTTTTGGTTTTAATAGCTAAGATGATTTTTAGTACCACCCATACGATAGAGCAAAGCGTTAGGAAAGCGGTTAATATATTGTTAATCTTTTCGATGTTTGTTGTCAACCAAATGGATGATGTAATAAGCCAGCCAATAGCGTTGTGAACTTTTGTAAATTCTTTTTCAAAACTCATTACAATAATTGATATTATACTTTTCATTACTGTTCGCCCTCCTTATCCCTGAATAGTACCTTGCCAAATACTATTTGTTCTAATCTCTCTATGAAATTGTCACCGCTATATATCAACATTAACCCACCGACAATAAGACCTCCAATTATCCAGTAGTCAAATGTGATTGATTGAACTAATAGGTAGATACCCACAAGAATAAACGCGAACCCTAAAATGGTGCTTTTATAATTTTTTATAATCTTTTTCATTTGTTAAGCTATTAGTATGTAAGGTGAAAGAAGCCTTTCAAATGCGCGTGATTTAATTAAAGTGTTTGGTATATATCCGTTCTTTTCAACATCAAAGTATTCGCCAATTTTCAATTTGATAGCATGTTTTATGTCATCAGGGAGCGTTGAAAATCCTGCACTATAGTTGATAACTAATCTGTGTGCGTTAATCGATGGATTGAATTTCAAACGGGTAAAATTGTTGAACAAATATTGAGAGTAACCAGTAACGATTGTCATCACATTTGTTTCTGTAAAGGCAGAAATACCAAGTATTGTTACATTTGGTTCTGGTAATTCGTACCAGCAACCGTATATGCAATAGTCAGTTAGTGTATTAATGGTGGGCGCAATATCCATCGAAGTATATTTTTCTGCTTCCATCAAGGCAACCTTAGTCAATCGTGATATTTCAGCATTTGAGCTATCGTCGCTTTCGTGAATCTTTAAATCTTGCTTTACCTCCGTTAGAGGGATGAGATTGGTATATGTTTTTATTTTAGATATATACATCGTTAACTTTACTTACACATATAAATACAGTTGATAGCAAGAAAAAAGGCCGGTATTACTACCGACCTTCAAAAAAGAAAAAAAATAAACCAAAAAATTATGTCAATAAGTTAACGTTTTTAATAACTGCTATTTTGTTAGCGTCAAGATAGCTACCGTCTGCCATTGCTGAAGCGATAAGCAATACGTTGCCCTTTCTTGCTAATGTTGCATCGGTAATCATTTGAATTGAAACACCAGTGGACCAATATGCTTGAGCAACCGCACCGGCAGTAATTAAATAACCGTGGTTGGCATTAGATTGGAGTGTTGAACGTTTGGCAGCATAGCCGTTTACCATACCATCCTTCCAAACAAATTCACCACTACCTGAGTCTTTCTTGCTATTCTTTGCTCTAGCAGTACCAGAACTAGAGAATATATATCCTGAAGGAGCACCGACTAAAGCAGCTTCCATTTGAATTGTTGCGTTGTGGAATGTAGTTGTTACACCAGTTGCACCAGATGCGATTGCAGTAAGAGTACTAAATGTGTCGATAGTTCTTTTTTCAAGAGCTTTATCAACAGCATATTTCAATTCATCCATCAAATTCTGAATGTTTTCAGGCTTGCTAGAATTCAAGAAAACTTTTGATACTTCTATTGAAGCACTTACAAAAGTAGGTGTCAAGGTTTTCTTTGCAGATGTTAAAGCCTGGTCAGAAACGCTGTTATCTTCTGTACCGAAAGTACCAACGATCTGAGATATCGAAGGGAAATCAATTGCACCAGATTCAAAGTACCAAGTTTTTACTCCTAATGAAGGTAATACCAAATCAGAATCATTAATTGAAAGTCCTGCATTTTGGTCAGTAAATTTGAATTGTGAATTTGAGCTGGTTGTTACCGTAGAACGTTTATTTAATTCATCAAACGGAATTACAAATTTCTCGCCCGCTTTCTCTCCTGAAAGGAATGAACGGAATTCGGTTACAAGATTTACATCTTTCTTTTCGTTTTTATTGAAAGCTTGTTTGGCTTCTTGTCTTTCTTGCTCATCTTGAAATTGCAAGTCGGAAATTCTTGTATTGAAGTCGGCGACTTCTTTTTTAAGTGCATCAATCTTTGCTCTTTGTTCAGCATCGATTGTTTGTTTTGCGTTCAACTCTTTTAAATCGTTAAGAGCTTTTGCGCGTTTTTCTATTAAGTTTTTAATCACTTCATTTTGTTTGCTACTTTTTGTTTTGCCGGAAGTGCCTAACCGGCTAAAATTATTTTATCATAAATACTTACTCGTTGATTGAAATTTCATTTTCCAAAAGAAAAATTTCGTTGTTTATCTTTTCTTTTTCAGCCTCTCTGTTTTCTTCTTTGAGTTCTTCTGATTCAATCAAGTCAGATAGATTACGGGCTATGCTCACAGGGGTTTTTGCATACGCCCCAAAAACTACAGTTGAAGTGTCATGGAGACCGGTAATAGATACAATTGTACGAAGTATAGTTCCATCAGGACGTTTTGTCCAAACTTCACCGGTCTCGTCTAATGTGAATACGAATGAGGATTCGTAATAGTCACCACGACTAACCATTTCATAAAGGTCGTTTCCTATTGTGGTATTAGGTACTTCGAATCGGTATTTTAAACCATAGTCATCAACCGACAATTGGAGTGTACCAGACACTGTACGAGCTAACATTTTACTCCTGTCATGGTCGATAGTATGAATAACATTAAGATTCGGGTCGGCAAGAACTGTATCAAAAGCACCGGGTTGAATTATTTCAGTAAATTCGATCATTCTGCCATTGTGATATTCAACGAGTAATTTCGATTCGTTATTGAAAGTAGCTGCATATCCTTCGATAAATTTTTGTCCTGCACTACCAGTAGTAGCACGAACATTTATCTTTTGATCACGCAGAGATATAGTGCGTTTTTCTTTAATTGATTTGAGTATCATTATTATTTGATGTTGTGTTAAAATTATTATTTACAGGAGTGCCTAATGGTTGATATTGTACCTGTGCATAGTACTTATCCATTTCCGGTTGATCTATTCTTTCAAGATTAAATTCTTTGCGAACTTCATTCGGAGACAAAGCACCCATATTGTTAAGAGTTTTAGCAACGTTTGCTTTAGTCGAAAGGTCGGTGTCCATCAATGGCTTAAAATCAAATTCGATACTTGCTCCCGTCAATCTTTCGTCAATTGAAAGTAACTTTGCTTCGAGTTCACAACGGATAATATTTGCGAGACCACCGAGTACTTGATTTCTAAAATTCAATTGCTGCTGTTCGAAGTTCGTGTAATTACTGTTGGACTTCCCTAGCAAGAATGTAGGTATACCAAACAAAGCAGCAATTGAAGATTCAGTATATCCGGCAATTTCCAAGAAATTTAGATCGCTTGGATTAATTTTCAATTCGCGTAATTTATACATCGGAGGTACTACCAGTACTTGACCTGCATTTGAATAACCAGCTAAATCACTTTGAATTTTATCTAAATATTCGTCTTTCTTGACTTTTGTTGTGGATAGTGCAGTTTCAAAATCTACTTCAAAATATTTGGTCGAAAATGTATTATTAGTGAATAAAGTATCGGTTGTCTTTTCGCTTTTGTACTGAAGATTGATTTCACTTTTTAAGCTTTGTATAGGATTTAATCCATATATACCATCCTTTGAAAGTAGTTTGAAATGCATAATCTCAGTACTTCTAAAAGGTTTTTCAAAGCCTTCAATCAAATACCACATATTTCCACCTACTATGCTTATGCTTACATCATCGGGGTTAACCAGTACTAATTCTTTTCCATTAATAATAGCGTATGCATTTCCGATAAAGTATAGTTGTGAGACAACCAAAGAAATCCAGTTCTGGTAACTATATATATTTTGAGGCTGGTATCTTAACGTTGGATAGTAGTAGTGTTGCTTATTGATCGTTTTGTTGTTCCCGTTTTCGTTATAAATAACAACCGGTAGCCTGCTAATATTGGATGCAAGAATCGAAATACAGGTATAGACAGTACTGATTAACTCTGCCTTATTTAAGTCGAAATTACCAACTTGATTGAACGCTTGTAATTGCTTATTCTTTAGGTACTCGTTTCTGTCAGGAACGACTATGCTTTTTACGTCATTAACTGCTGGAAATATTCTTTGAAAGATATTCATTAACAAAAAACGGGTGCTATTTTCTCCCGTGTTAATAAATACTTATGATCTTACCAATTGTCTAAAAGAGCATTCATCTTATCAAAATTATCCAACCAGTACCCGGCCATCGCTATATTTTGCGCAATCCATGCATCGATAGAATGACCTTTTTTGTTCTTCTGCAATTGAATGTCGTTTTTAAAGGAGGTATATAGATTTATATTTCCTGCTTGCCATTTGGTGCATAAATTCTTTTCAATAAAGTATTCCCCTGAAATGATCTTTCTTTCAAGGTATTTTAAAGGCTGCGAAAGGGTTCCTATGTTTTGTGCAATTGGTACACAGTTTAGTCCTTTTGCTTCAAGTCGGCGCATTATCTGTTTGCTGTTGTAGCGGTCGTAATACACTCCTTGTACCTTGTACTTGTTTGACAGATCGATTAGTATTTCTTCCACTAATGATTCATCAAGTACAGGAGTTTGGCAGCGTATCACACATTCAGTTGATGCAGAATTATAGTTGTGGTCGATGAAATCTTGAAGGTCTTTTACGAATAGGCGATTTAAATCAATCTCATTTCCCTTAATGAAATTCCTTTCAGCGTTGGGCATTATGTTTATCGTTTTGCAGTAAAATTTTCCTTCAACTTCTGCAAGTAATGCTATGCTTGTCAAGTCAACGTTGCTAGACAAATCAACTCCGACCCAACATTTACTACCTAATGGCACTAGATGATTATCACGCATACTATTATTTAACACCTCATTGTCGATGAATGGCGTTTCAAGGCCAGCTTCACGCCAGTAGTTTAGAGTTTCTGTTTTGAATGTCTCAAGGTTGCTAGGGTATATCTTTGTCTTGTTGTACTCTTTCTTGAGGTCTTCAATATTTCCCATCAACTCTAAGGATGGATTCGATTTTCTCCATAGTTCTGGTTGTGATAGCTCTTTTTCATCGTCCTGTTGGAATAGGTAAATGAACATTTCATCGTCTTCTACATCACCATTCAATATTTTAATACATGGTTGGTAGAGGTCTTCGTATCCCTTCATCTCTTTTGAACTAACAGTACCTATACTGAATTGAATTGGATTTTTTCTTGCTCCTGATTTCCGTTTAGCTACGTATCTAATATCAAGGTCTTGATATAGAAATATTTCATCAAGGATCGAAGCACTCAGGTTGGTACCTTGAATTTTTTCTGTTTCGTTTGTCAGTACCAATATGGAGTTGGTTGACTTCGGTTGCTTGTTATATACTGTACTGTGAGTAATATTGAACAATTTCGTTAGTGCTGGTGATGATTCTATGATCTGTTTAGAATAATCAAGTATCAACTTCGATTGCTTAGTTGTAGGGGATATAATTGCAACTGTTGCGTTTAATTCCTGATCTGCGAGTACTTCTAATAAGGCAAGGGTAACGATTAATGTACTTTTCCCTTGCTTTCCAGCTGATGAAATAACCGCTTCTTTTGTCACCCTCTCATCCGTGTTTGGATAGTAAAGGCAATAACAGGAAGCTACAAGAAATACTTGCCACGGAGCTAATTGAATTTGTTTTGTTTCATTCTTGAAAGGTATATTTATAAGCGAAAAAAACTTCAGAATCCGCTTTAGTTCGCTCTCCCTATATTCGTATTTTTCACGAAAGCGGATAAATCTTTCAACTGCTTTTCGTTCATATTTACCGACCGTAGCTGTACCACCGGTAACGCTGTTAACATAGTCTTGGAGTTTTTGTAAATGAATTGTAACGTATTTCTCTGTTGCCATCAGAGTTAAATACTTTACTAATATTCATTAATTGCTATATTAGTGTATCTAATGATCTGTCATGAAAGTAAAAGCAATAGACGAAATGCCTCTGTTTATGAGGGTGATCACCGGATAACGCATATTTTACTATGAATAAACTCATATCGGATTTAAAATTGAAGGCACATGAGATTAGCGAATAGTTCAAACGGCTATCAGTTTAATTGCCTTGTATAAGGATTAGTTTTATTGTGCCATCAGCTTGTTGAATTCACTCATCGGGTCTTGCTCTATATCATTCGTGACCTTTGCCTTTTCAATTCCCAATTGCTTTAGTATTTGGTTAATTGATTTTACCGCATTATGAAATACTCCTATTGAAAAGTTAACTTGATAGTATGGCGTTTCTTTTCCGATGTTAACCATCGTACCACGAGTATGTATATCTGCTTTCGAATCTTCAATTAATTTCAGGTTAAAGATTAAACTATCGATCAACATGTCATCGCTGTCTTTATCGTATTGCTTCTTTTTTTTCAGAATTTTTATAAGTCCAGACTTGATACTTTTTGCTTGCTTTTCTGTCATGAATATAAATACGGCCAATCGCAAGGGGAGTACCCGGTAAAGGAAAACTTGCCGTATGTCGAGGAGACACGGGGGCGGTGATTTGGCTGATAAACTATATTTTTAAATTTATTTCCCCCCGTTGATGGAAAAAATTATATTGAGGTGTAATTAAAAATTATAATCTGCTACACCTGTTATGGAAACATCAGAAAAAAAGTTCTTTGGTTTAGATATTAACTCCAAGGCAACGCCATATAAACTAGTCGGTTTAGTTGTTGTTCTTTGGATTAGCTGTTGGGTTTTGGTTCCGCTTGTATATAAAGAGCCGGACGGAAGCGGCACATTTGGAGATATGTTTGGGGTTGTTAACGCTCTTTTTAGTGGTCTTGCCTTTGCTGGTTTGATATATACTATTTTATTGCAGAGAGAGGAGCTAAAGGCTCAACGTCAAGAACTGCAATTAAACAGAGAAGAACTACGCTTAACTAGAGACGAGTTTGCAAAACAGTCTGAAACGTTTACTAAGGATCAATTCGAAAACACGTTCTTTGCATTAATTGAGCTACATGAGGTGATTATACTAAATATAGCATCTGGAGGGGCACATACCGGTAGGATGTATTTAATTGATTATTTGAATTATATTCGGAAAACTTTAGGTCCAATAGCCGACAAGGTTGAGTGTGCCAAGTTGTTTAGGAAAGGCTACAAAGAGTTTCATAAACCATTTTTGGAATCCTATTTTAGAAGCATTAGAGGAATTTTAAAGTTTATTGAAAAGTCGGTAATTAACGACAAAGAGTTTTACTATTTGGTTTTATATAACCAATTTACAGATACCGAAAGAATTGTATTGTACTATCAGGCTTCGCTTTCCGGCGATAAAGAACTAAGGCAAGTATACCGTAAAGCTAAGTATTTTAATTTATTAGATGAATATTCAGATGAAATTCAACATAAGAATTTAATACATAGCTTTAAAGAAATTGAAATTACGTATTAAGACTTTCCAAAAATGGAAAAGAATATAGATAACTGGCTGACAAGACTAGGCATATTAGCTGTAGTATTGGCGTTATATTTAGCTTGCTGGTTTGGCATCCCGCACCTTATTGACCTTGATAAAGACGGTAGTTGGAGTACCCGTGGTCAGTTTGGGGATATGTTTGGCACTGTAAATGCGTTATTTAGTGGTCTTGCGTTTGCGGGTATAATCTATACTATACTTCTTCAAAGAGAAGAACTGAAAGCGCAGCGAGAAGAATTACAGTTAACGAGGGAAGAATTAAGGGGGCAAAAAGAAGAGTTAGAGGCACAACGTAAGGAATTTAGGACACAAAACATTACTTTAAAACGACAACGATTTGAAAGTATGTTCTTTAATATGTTGGCTACCCATTCAAATATCGTAAAGGAAATCCGGTATAAGAATATCATTATTGATATGCAAAACTCATATTCAGGGGTAGGAGCATTAAATGCCTGTCTTGTTGACTATAATAACAAAATAATGGGACAAAACAACTATGGTGCACATAGGGTGATACATCGACAAATTTTTACCAACATATATGATAGTGTATCACCATATTTTCAAAGTTTGATTGCTCTACATACGGCAATTATTGATGCCAAATTTAGAAGGGGAGCTAAGGAAAGATATTGCAAAATGTTAGCTGCTTATATTTCATCCTCCGAAAGGAGATTCTTATTTTATTATTTAGCAACAGCTGAGGAAGGAACGATAACTAATGGCTTATTGAAAATGGAAAAAGACTTAGATATACTAAAGACCTTTCCAACGGCGGGCCTACTATAGCCTGAACATGCATTTCTTTGGAATCAATTTAAGTAGGCTAAAATTCATTTAACTCATTCATATAACCTTCTATTTCTCTAATCTTCTTTTCGTACCCTTCGCGTTTAGTTTTTTTGCTGTGGCAGGAATGACAGAGAGATTGGAGGTTATCATAATTTAATTTTTTGCTATAGTCTTCAGATAACGGTATTATATGATCAACGTGTACTGCCGGTGACGTTACGCCGGAGACCAGGCACATTTCACACAAAGGACTTTCAGCTAATGTTATTAGTCGTGTTCGCTTCCACTTTTCCGATTGATAAAATCGTTGAAACTTAGCCCTCTGACTGAAGGGATCAACAGGTTTATTTTCCTTTTTTATCCACCACGGATTTTTCATTAGGGTCAAGTCTGAATAAAATATTATTGATTTGGTATAGTGTTATCGCTTTTCTGCGGTTAACACGTTCTTTGGTTTGCTTGATCTGATCAAGGAGTTTTGACTTGTCGTGTTCCATCTAGGTATTCTTTGTAAGTTATTCTTTTAAAATTAGTTTTGTTGATTATAAACACTGCCTCGTAAAGTTCTAACGAACGTATTTCTTTTTCTTTGCTCGCCTTTGAATAATTGTACATATCTGCTGTTGCACCAATTACAGTATAGAATAATTCCCCTGTCATGTTCTCGTATAAGAAGAATTGATACTGCAAATCGAATATAAAATAATAGTCATCGTATTCAAGTATAAATAAAGTATAGTTATTTGCTTTATGAGCTTTGTACAATGTTTCAAATTTTATTCTTTCGATGAAGGTATTAAAATACTTTGTTGAAAGTATATTTCTTCGCTTGTATTCTCCAAAAACATTTTTTGTGTTAGCACTAATGAAGTATAGATCAAATGCTGAGTTTTCGTTTGGATTTGTTGTTAAAAACAAAGAGTGATTGAAATTATAATGATTGAATAAATTATTAATCAAATGCCTTTCTTCATTTTGGATTCGATCAAAGTAGTCTTGTCTTGTCTCTTGCATATTTTGTTTTATTGTTTTTCTTTTTTCTTAATCACGGTGTGATAATAATTATGATAATATTTTTTTGCGTACTCTCTCATGCGCTCTGTGTTTTTCATGTACCACTTTCTGTTGTACTCTTTCCTGTTTTTTATGTTGACTTTATTGTAGTGCCGATAATATGCGTTCCGTCTATTCTTTCTGTACTCTGAAAGTAATTCGGCATAGTGATTCTGTTCTTCTTCAGAAAAATTCTGCGCTAAACGAGTTAATTGGTTTTTGCTTATTTTGAAATATACATCAGGTGTATATTCTGTCTTGTCTATCTTTGCAAAAATAGTTTCGAAGTCGGTGGATAGGTAAATAGTGAAGTGAGTTAGAGAATCCTCAAGGAAACAATGGAAGGAAACTAAGTCCTCAGTTATCGGTTGGGGCGTTATTCTTGCAGCTAGTATTTTTTTTCTTGTCATAAAGTAGTCTTTCTAACTGTAAATACTTTATGATTTGGAAAAAGATATTTATTAGAAGATTTTATATAAAAAAAGGAGACTATAAAAAAGCCTCCTTTCGATTTTCTTTTGTCTTACGTTGAAAGTCTCTAGCTGAAAAATTTCGGTCTATTTTCGAATATGTTCCTTCCTTCTTCAGTTAATTCCGCAATCAAATTATTGTCTACAACAGAATGCTCTAGTCGAGCAAAGTTTAAGTCTTCTAAGTGTCTGACCAGATCAAGCATCATAGCGTGGTGAGTAGCAGGAACTTCAAGAATCTCCATTAGATCGCCCCTGCCACCGCGAGTTCCCAATCCTTCAATAATATCAAACAATCTACTCATAAGCCAAGTACGATTAATATGTTCAATCCCTTGAATAGTAATTCTACAAAACACATCACCGCTAATAGTAAGAACATCTCTTATCCATCCTTGATTAGATAGAAAATCTCTTGTTTCATTTATGTCTAATCCGTTCTCTCTGATGGCATGACTAATGGTAAATTGCCTTTGTGGTTCTTTTTGATATGCTTCGAACAACTGCGTCAAGATTAAATTTATTAGTCCTTCATTCATAATAGTTATGTTTAATTGAAAAAAAAATTAAAATAAGCTAACCGAGTTATACCAATCTAAGGAAAAGTTTTTCCCTGAACTAATATTTTCTGTTTATACCGGTACAGGTGGCTCAACGGTGACCGGTATATACATTTTCGGTAGGATGGGGTACACACAGTAGAAAAATTTTATAAATAAATCAATTTTTGCAGACGTTTCACGTATTTATTATTGAGAAATTCAAAAAATCTCATCTCAGTATTATGTTTTAGGTTGGGGATGTTGCAACATCTCCAGCCATCTTTTAAAAACAAATAATGAGAAAACACACATAATATTGAGGTTGACAGCTACCCACCAAAAGGCTGAAATATATATGAAAATTGAAATTTCTAATTCCAACAGACCTTAACCTTGAACTGTTAATACTTGCCAAAGAACAGCATCTTGTTTTCAGAAGAATTACCGTCAATGGTAGACGTAAATTCGAAAAAACTCTCACGAAATCTAAATCTTTATTAAAACATATCCCGTACTGTTATTATATAATTGATCTTATAATTAAGAGACAAAGGGAGGTTAAAAATAACAATTTCGGTTATGTTAATCTTCGTAGTGAGTTACTGGATAAGGTTATTCCCCATACTACCAGAATAATGATTCTTTCTTTATTAGAAGAATTGAATATTATCCAAATTAATCATTCGTACCAAATTAATGAATACAGTAAATCCTATAAATTGAATCCCATGTATGATATTTCAACTCTATTTACAGTTGATTTTGATATAGATATTAAAAAAGGATACTACATAGGTGATAATATAAGTATTAAAAAAGGATACTACATAGATGATGATAATAAAGATAAAGAGGTAAGGAAATCCCTATGTAGTATCCTTTTTGAAAAATCAGGTAAGATTGAAAAGAAAACACTCAAACAAAGAGACAATAAAACTAATGACCTCTTATCCTTAACTGAATACTCTTACCAGCAGAAGAACATATTCAATTTGAATCTTGATTATGAATCAATCGAAAAGGATAACAAGAAATCTGAATTGTTACCCTTATTGGAAAAAGTTAGTAATGGTAATTTATCTATTAATCTTAATAATAGTGTTAATCGCGTATTTTCACCTATCACCAATCTGAAGAAAGAATACCGTAAATACATCGTTGATACTTCAGGAAATAGCCTCACAGAGATCGACTTCAAATCGTCCCATATATTTCACCTCATCAAGATAATAACTGATTCTACGCCCTCTATTGAGCTATTAGACGAGGTCAATAGATTAAAGGAAATTGCGTTAAGTGATATATATGAATATGTTTCTATGCAGGGGAAAAAGATTGGTTTTATATTAAACAGGCAGGAGGCAAAACAATTGTTTATTGAATCTTTTCTTTACGGAATGTATCCCAACAGAAAAAAGAGTATTTGGGTGAATTCTCTTTTTCCGGCAGTGTCTGAATTTTTGAATACGAAGAATAGAAAACAAAGATCGATTGATATACAGAAATCGGAGTCGTATTTATTGAATAACAGAATATTCAAAAGGATAGCAATCGAATTACCCGATAGTATAAGTTATGGAATATTTGATAGTATCCTAGTTGAGGGAAAGTACTTTAACCACATTGACGAGATTATGAGAGAGGAATCAGCTAGTTATTTTGGGTATCAAGTACCTATAACTACCAAGGGCACTAATATTAAAAATGAAAAAAATATGAACGAGCAAACTAAAAGTAAAAAACAACAGGTAATAGAATTGCTTCAAATGCAAGAGTACAGAAATATTCTTCAAATGGTAGATGACACGAACAGAAAAGTACTTGAATTAGTGATTTCAAATAGAACTGCAACCAAAGAAGCGAAGCAAAAAATGATATACTCAATTGCGTTATATAGCTATCGCTACGCTAAAATTTCGGGTGCATTTATTATTGACAACCAAGTTACATATAATTTGATCGATGCCGATTTCGAATTTCAAGCAACTAAACATCCGGAATTAGTACCAGTTTGATAGAATTTTTTTTAGGAGTTTAAACGCATATCACCGACTATATCAACAATTTTTGTTATTAATAATTTGATAATATATCTGCATATAATATATATCTATATATTTATCCGAAACTTTTAAACCTATATATAGCTATGCGGAAAATCTACTATGCTCTTTTCTTATTATGTTTTATGTTCTCCTGCGAAGACGGTGAGATTAATTCTAATTCGGGTCACCCAAATTTCGTTACTCTTGAAGATGCGAAAAAAATAGCAACGGTTCAAGCACCGTTGAATACGGATGGTACTGCGAAATCATTAGGCAGTACGTTAGAAGTAAAACCAGACAATAGGCCAACCTCTTTTTACATTATCAATTATGAAGGTGGTGGTTTCATTATACTCGCTGCCGATAAACGTATTGATCCGATTTTAGCGTATTCAAAGGATAATCCTTTCCCCTTTGAAAAAAAGAGACTTCCTGAAGGCTTGTTAAATTGGTTGGAAGGAGTACACGAAACGATACAGGAGATACGGAAAGAAAATCCTGAACAAGGCGAATTGCTTGCGAATAATTGGAAGAAAATTTTTACCGAAAGGCATTCGATAGCAAGTACTAATCAGGCTGCGAGAACGGAAACAACTTACTATGAAGGCGATTGTAATAATGGTGATAGTGGTTATCAGCAAATTACACATGTTGATCCTTTAACAGTAACAGAATGGGATCAAGGTTCTGGTTACAATAATTTATTCGATTATGCCGGGTGTACGCAAACTTTAAATGGAAGATATTGGGCCGGATGTGTACCTGTTGCAACTAGCCAGATAATGAGATTTTGGCAGTATCCCACTACATATAATTGGGCAGGCATGCTTGCAGGCAGTCATCCTAATGATGAAATAAGAAAATTAATACACGATGTGGCGGGCTTGGTTAAGGCCTTACCGGGATGTGATGGTACATCAGCACATAGTAAAGATGTACCGGGAGTTTTATTGGGATTAGGGTACAGGTCAGCCACATATAACAGTAACTACAACTATTTTACGGCAACGGATAATGATATTCAGAATGGTACTCCGGTATTACTTGGCGGTTTTCGTTCAACTGATTGGTGGATTTTCGGCGCACAAGGTGGGCATCTTTGGGTAGGCGATGGTATGCACGAAATTTTTTACTATTCTTGTCAACCTGATCCAAACACACCCGGAGAGTGGATTGCTGTTTATAATGGTTATAGTGCGAGTGTACGTATGAATTGGGGATGGGGTGGCACAGCGAATGGATATTTCAGCAGCTACAATTTTAACCCCATTGGCAGAACTTACAACGTTAAGCAGGAAATGATATATAATATAAGAAGATAATTAATGAAAAGTAAAATAACAATTTCAGGTTTAGCTATACTTTCCTTCATTTGTGTATTGGTGTCTTGCCAAAGAGAAATAGGAAACACTGTCTTTGATATTGACTTTTACTTTAGTGTTAAAGATGCAAAAGGTAACAACCTACTCGATCCATCGACACAAGGTTATTATAATAAAGATAGCATACGCCTATATAGCTGGAAGGACGGAGTAAAGACAGAGTTATACCATCATAATCTTACCGCACAGAGAAATTTTGAAATATTTCAAAACTCGAACAACGAGTATGGTATAAAGGTGTACGCTGAACCCGGTGAAGGTAATAACTCACAAACAACAACTATACTTATACAATGGAAGTTAAACGATGACACGAATGTTGACACAGTGGCTACCTTCATCAATAAATTAGTAACAGATAATAGTGATATAAGCACCGTAGATAAGATAACCTATAACAATACTGTTGTATGGGACTATAATAAGAACCAATATTACAGTCAATGGGGTGATCTTTCTTATAAAAGATTTTTTCAAATTGTAAAAGGAGAGTAAAAAACTCTCCTTTTTCTTTTAAAATTCTTTGTCAATACCTCTCAGGGCTTATACCCTCCATTATTTCACTTTTCGTTTAATGGTGAACATGGTGTAATGCCCTTGTATATCGTTTGCCTTATGGCCTGTAAACGCTTTAAAATAATAATCGCTAGATGCTTATAATTTTTTTATAGTGACGTAACTCACCATAGTAATACGTTTATTGTCTTCATAGCCTTTCATCTCTGTGCTATCATCGGAAATATTATGGAGGTAGTAATAGACCTTGGTTTCCTTATCGAATCCTTCTCTTTTTGTTGCAACAAAAATTCTTATGGCATCTTGTCGAAGAAAGAAATTTACTTCGAGATGCATCTCATCGATATTGGGATCGATCGGCTTTGTTTTATTGTAAGATAAGCTACGCCCTAGATGTGTGAACAAAATATACTTTTTGTTGTCCGAAGTCGAATCTGTATATGTAACCAACCATAAACCAATAATATCATTTTCGGTATATGATTGAATTGTTTTTTGTAAGTCTTTCTCCCGTACTGAGGCTTGTGTTTTAAGATTATTCAATTCTGTTTGATGTAATTCAAGCTGTTGTGACGTATTTTTTCGTTGTTCTTCTAACAACTGCTGCTTTGCCGCAACGTCATTTCGGGATTGACTTAATAGAGATTCAAGTTCTGATACTCTATTCTTTGTCTGTATCTGCTCGTTTTGAATTGCTGCTAAAGAGTTTTCCCTTTCTTTAAGTTCGTTAAATTTTTCTCTAAAAGCGTCAAAATGTACACGAGTATCATTCGACATTTGTTCTTGACGTTTATTTCCCCAATTGTCGAAGTGCAGGTTTATCAACTTTATTGTATTCTTTAGCAACGGGTTCAGTATTACGTAGCTAATTGCAATTGTTATCGGAAATATTAGTGATCTCCACCAACCACGAGTACGGTAAATAAATTCGATTATATTGTTGTGCCCTTTCCATAGACTTTCGTCATACCATAATAGAGCAATTGTTATCTCCCAATTGCAGAAAATCCATGCGATGAGAAGTGAACCGAAAAACGGATTGTTAAGTCTTTCTTTTATACTGTCGAGAACCTCTGAGATTTTATCCATAGCCATATAAACTGCAATTAGGGTTAGCCAATCTAATAAAAATCAAAAAATAAAGATGTATTTCTCTTAACAAAAAAAACTATCATCGACAGTAATTTGCGATTTATATTCGTCAATTTATTCTATTGATTTTTAAGCCAGCTTGGAGTTTCTTTTTATTCTCAAAGGTATTTTTCTGCACGTATGATGAAGATAGTTCGGTCTGATTTTTCTTATCGATGTGACCGGTAAATAAGGCGATTTCACTATCATTTAATCTTAACTCCGTATACATTATCGTACCAAATGTTTTACGCGAAAAATATGGATTGAATATATCTTTTATTTTCTTATGGATAAATTTTTTATCATCAACTAAAACTTGTCTATCGAGGTTAATTATATGTCCTATTGTTTGAAGTAGTGATCTATAGTGTTGTTCCAGAAGATTAATGTTAGTTACTTTTTTACTTTTCTCTCGTACGTTGTGTCTTATTAATTGAGGTATATGATAGTTTAGGGGTTTCAATATTGCTTCGGTGTATACATTTAAAGGATTTGTGATCGTCTTCTTTACTTTACTTTGATGGAAAGTAACAGCATGTTCTTTACTGTTATGCTTAATTATTTTACAGGTTGATAATTCAACATAGCCTCGAAGACCTCCAAACATTACTTGGAGTATAAATAGCTGTTTGGCTATCGTTAGATCATCTATGGTAATTATTATACTTTCTGATTTGTTTTGCTCATTAAATATTTTCTGGTATTCAGTTATTTTTTTCTTGTCGAATTTATAATGATATAGATAGTCAAATTCTTCTTTGTTTAAGTTGTGCTCTATCCGGGTGCCGTCTTCGTCTTTTTCGTCCGTGATGGCCGCAAGTCTTAAATCACTTAAATCAAGTTTCGGTAAGAGTCCTTTTTTATGAAATGAAAATTGGTCTTTACCGTTTATGAGGGTCTTAACAATACCGATCATCTTATTTAATGACTTTGGTTTGTAGTCATTTTTCTGTTTCAGTTGAAAAAATATATCAGGCTTATACTTTAATGGATCGAATACGGAGGTGTTAATTTGATACCAACCATTTTCTTTTAAAAACTTAAAGAAGTCGATCAACCAACCTGCGTTTAGAAATCTAATGTCTTCAATCGGCTTTTTAAGCTCCCGGTATTCGAATAGTCTTATTACTATTTTATGATATGTTGCTGGTACTTTCGAATCATAGTATATACTTCCGAATAATTCAAATATGTTATTCTTTTTGTAGAGGTTGTTTTTGTAAATATCTTCAGAAGGCATTTTCTTCAATTCTTCGCTGTGGATAATTGAATCGAAATTGGATTGTTCCCACCTTAAAACACTTTCTAAATCTTCTGCCAGTACTGGCAAGTTCGAATCAGCATCGATTATTTTTTCGGGATTGAAGTTGTCCAGTACTTCTTTGTCAACAACAAGGGGAGAAGTAAGGAAAGGATACTCATCAGGCTTTAGCAGTAGTTGTTCACGCTTGGTTGTATCTATTCGTACGGTGTCTTTGTACAACAGGTCTCTGAATAGTGAATGGGTTAATGTTGCTTTTTCTTTAAAAATGTTGTCGCCAATAGCAACAGCTCTCAACATGAGTTGATGTAGATACAAATTGAACCTCCGTAATTCTCCGTTTTCGAAGCCAGCAGTAGCACGATTGCTTTCTGTATCGAATTCAAATTCAGAGAGACGTACGGTTTCGTTGTTGTAAAGTATAGGACAATCAAGCTTTTGTACTAGTGCTCCTTTAATAGGTTGGTTGTTGATTGTCAAGCGTAGCTTCAATTGATACTTGCCAGTAGGTGAGGGGCGATTTTTTAAAAAGAGAATGTTACAAAAGCAGTTATTGCCAGCTACAGTTGAGGCTTTCTTATTCCTAGCCATGACAGGTATTTAATATCACAGCAAAGATTAGGAAAATTCAGGATGTATCACTCTATTTGTATCACTTTATTGTATCACTCTATGAAACAAAACCGCTTAAAAACGCTAAAAAACGGGTTTTGTGTGAGACTTCGAATCCCTGTCTCTCCGCATACCAGATCACAAAACGAACAAAACCTCAAAATTTAAATGATTTTGAGGTTTTTTTATTGCTCGCCTTTTATCGTTTAAACACAAATCATCTCGATTCTCAGGTGTTGATCCACGATGAATTACTTAACTTGTAATTAAACGGGAAGAGCCGTATGAACGGAGATTTCACGTACGGTTCTGTGACAACCAAGGGTGAAACTCCTTGAATGACTCAACTGTTGGCAAGCCAAAAAAGAATTATACTT